GTTACCTGTAGTAGTTACAGAATCTATATAAGCAATTTTAAAGTATAAAGAACTTGTACCTAGATCAACGTCACTGTCTGTAACTGGAGACACTACACCATCAGATATTCTTATTTGTTCTACGGCTGCACTAGATACTTCTACAAAGACTCCCCAACGATTGTTAGTACTGTCTGCTTCTATTTTATTAAGGAAATCTAAATCACCTATTCTATAAATACTACCGCCTTGTCCAGCAGTACCATCGTGCCTATGTCCTGTAGAAGATGCACTACTTGAGCTGTAAGCAAAGGCATTTAGAAGTTGATTGTATTCGTTATTAAAAAGTGCAGCGGTGATAGTATCGCCATCAGCTATTGAACTTTGTCTAGTATATGTTTGAGCCATAGTTTAATTCTCTCTTATTATTATTGTCTTCCCGATGGTCTATAGTTTATATATAATCCGTTTATTGTGTACGGAGCATTTGTATCCTCACTAAAAATTTTAAAGAAGTTACTATGTCCACTTCCTTGTACAGGCTGTCTTATTAAAGGAGATTCTGCAGCACCAAATTTAGATGTAGTTCCAAATAAAGAAAGCCCAAAAATAGCAGGATCATTTGTTTCTAATGAAACATCATTAGGTTGTATTCTATCTGGAGTATCAAAATCAAATCTAACTCTTAACGTAGGATCTGTTGCTCCTTCTGGTCTTAAAGATACTTTAACGTGATCTAAAGTTTTTAAAGTTCCAAAGTCTCCGTAATCAAAATCTGGTGATTGGTACTCTGCAAATATATTTGTTTCAGTTCCTTCAGGATTAAAAGCACTTCCTGTATCGTGGTTATAAATATAACCGTTTCTATCTCCGTGATAAACTTTTTCTTTACCTGCAAAGTTAAAACCAGAAGCTATAGCAGGAGCTTGTATTCCTACTATTTCTGACCATTCAAATCCTCTAGATGTAAGTGTTCCTGTAATACCTTTAGAGTTCTGTGTAGCTTCTGCAGAGCCACTGTAGTACATCCTATATTGCGACTTATCTCTAAGCACTACACTGCTAAATTCATAATCAACAATATTATCAAATATGTCATTTATAACAGGCTGTATCATTTTACTGACAGTGCCGAGTTCTACATCACCAATTCTCGCTGTACCTGCAATAGTTCTAAAACCATCAGGAGCTAAGAATATCAAGTCACCTGCAAACTCTTGTATTGTTTTACCGTCTACACAACCTACGTTCTTGGTAACAGGTACAACAGCTATTGTACTTGAATCATTTATGTTTTGTAATTTATATATAGAGTTTTTACAGAATATAAAAAGTTCATTACGGAAAGATTTAAGTCCTACTACTTGATCGTCTAGTACAATACTACCTGATCCTGTAGATGTAAAATCATCTATGTCACTTGTACCACTATAAAAAATAGTGTTTAAAGCTGTAGCTGCGCCTGCAACTACTAAATGTTTATCGTGGATTACACAAAACTTAGGATAGTGTGTACCACTTACTGTTATTTCTTTTGCAAAATAAGTTCTACTGCTTAACGCATCTCCAGTACCTGTCATTTTAAAATAGAAAGGTTTTACTCCAGAGCCTTCATCGGTAATAATAACTTCACCGTAGACTGTATTGCCTTCAAAGGTTGCAAAACTTGCTTTGCTTTGTGACGTTCTAGTTAAAGCACTACGCCCTGTAAAGGCTGTATAGTTATCTCCACCGCCTGCTACACTGGCTTTATTGATCTGTAACCAACTATCACCATCTTGACTAAAATACATATTAGTTCCTGCTGCAGCTATTACACCATCTGCGTAAACGTGTAACCCTTCTATATCATTAGAACTATTAGGTCTTGTACCGTCACCTAATTGGGTAAACCCATTGATGCGTCTGTACCCACCGCGTGTAGAGATTTCAAAGTTAGTTAGTTTCGTAGCTACTCCAGGCTTTGCTAAAAGCTCCATAGTATTGCTAGATTTATCTAACCCGCCTTGCATTGCAACTGAAAAAGGCTGTGATGCTGCCACTAGAAATAAACCCTATCATCTGTCATATTTTTAGGTTGAGGATTAATAAGATTAGATTTCATTCTTTTCATTCCTTTCTTATAATCATCTAACGCAAAAGCAGCTTGTTGTAAGCTTTCTTTAAACTGATGTACATAGTAACGTGTACGAGCAGTAACAACAGAAGCGTATTGATCAGGTAATACTATAGTGTCTCCGTGTGCAGAAAGTTCTGTAGGAGCAACATAAGAATAAAAATAAACTTTGTAGACTTTATCGGGTATAGGGCTTATGCCAAACTTACGATTATCAGGACTACGCACAACGTACTTAGGTTCTCCGTAGTTTTGTGTATCTGCATCATCAGCATTTTCTGAATCTCTAATGTAACGTGTCCAATCTGTAAGCGTTATAAACTTTAATCCTTTAGATACATAAGGCGCAGTTTCTCCTGAAACACCTATTGTTGTAAGATAAAAGTTATCCCAATCTACTGCAGAATAATCTGTTGTTATACTTGAGCTATCTGCTTTAAGAAGATACCATCGAGTACCTGCAACAGTAGATACGTTTACGTTTCCGTAGAAAGGATCTGTATCTCCGCTAGTTGCGGTAGCAAAGAAAGGTAACTGCGGTTCTTCGTTAGCTATGTCGTTTAATGCTTTATTAATAGACTCTTTTATAAATGCCTGTATTCCTACCGCATCTGAAAAAGTAGCTGACGTTAATTGAATTTCATTTAATTCTCGCAATACTTCGTTGGTCAGTGTTAAATATGTAGTAGCCATTACTTACCTTTTTTCTTTTTACTAAATATACGATCATAGTTATCAACATAATTCTGCTTTGCTTCGCCAGTATATGAAGTACCTAGCAATCCTAAGACTCTAGTGCTTTTAGGCTTACTAGAGCCATTTAGGATTATAGGATTTTTGTTACTGCCTAACTGTGGCATAGGCTTAGTCTAACTGTTCAAATTGTATAATATACTTAACTGTTGTAGCTGCTGTAGCTAAGTCAGCACCGATAGGCGTAAGACGCATATGCAGTGTTCTAGCTGCGGCACTGTACAAAGTAGACGCTATAACAATAGCTTCTGAAGTTGCGGGGCCACCTACAACACCTACTGAAACTGCAGTGCCTACAAAAGCGTTAGCTGCATGTCCGTGTGAGTTGTGTATAAGATACAAAGGAGCTTTAGCTGTCCAAGTTATTGCTGATCCACCATCATCTAGGATAGCTTTAGCGGCAACTAACTGTGCGCCACCTGCTGCTGTTCCCATACTAAAATCTAGATCATTACCACTTGATCCACCAGTTACAATGTTACCTGCTGGAATAGCAATTACGTTGCGAATGATAGTGCCTGCTGGTTGTACAAAACTAACATCTGTATTTGTATCGTCTGTTACAGCAATAGTACCTGTAGTTACTGTTACGTCTGCTTCTGTTATTTGTTGTCCTGGATTCGTTTCTTCAACTCGATCTGCAAGATCTCTAACATCTGCTGTTTTTGCTGAGTTACGGCCAGTATCTCTAATGTTTACGGCTGCCATAATATTTACCTCTGGTTATTTATTTTTAAAATCTTACTCTAAAAAAAGAAAAGGAGGTTTTTACACCTCCAAATCAGTTTAGTCAATACCGTAGAAAGCAGAAACTAATGCATCGGCACGGAGTACTTTGGATCCATAAACATGGAGTCCTCGTACAATGTCACCAAATGAATCAGGATCACGCAATACTTCAGTACTTGTAATCGTCTGTGCTGTTGCAGTAGAAGACATGTGACCAGCCAAACATTTGCCAGCAGCATTAGATGCAGCAGCAATATTGTTTGATTTGTACATTTCAAATCCACGCAATTTACCAGAAGATACTAGACCATTTCTAATAGAACCTTGACCTGCGTTGTAATCAACAGACAAAAGTTTAGAAGATGAACTTGCAAGAACTTCGTAGAAATCGGGCGAGGCTAAGAACCAGCGACCTTCTTCAGGAATGTTCGACTCATCAAGAAGACGAGACATATGCGATAGTACATCAATAGGATCATGTTCAGATGATCCAAAACCTATGTCAAGATTACCCGTACCGTCAAATGTGCCTGCTGCTAAATCAGTAGCATTGTCAGCACCAAGAATGTGGTTAGGACTTGAGGCAGAAACACCTGCGAACATAGTAGCAATTACACCTTCATCATAAGCATCTCGTAGAGCGTATGCTGCAGATGAACTA